ACGAAGTCGAAGGCGGTTATCATCAGAGAATCTTTATCCGCTCGGTTGACGTTGTACACAGCAGATGCGGTCAAGCAGTTCGCGTATCGGTCGTACCTGATACCAACGTTTCTACGCTTGCATAACTCCTGAAACCCACCGGGTGTCAGGTTCTTAAACTGTTTCCACGTCAGCCCAAAGTCATACTGCGCCCATGCAAATAATTCGCCCCATGTCTCGGGGGGTGATTCTATTCTTTCGTCACCGCTAAAGGGTCGGCAGTTGCACCCGTCTTCTGGTCTTCAAGAAGTTTGCTGTAAGCCGCTGCGACTCCGGGGAACATCATTTCGAAAATCGCATCGGACAGCGCCCGTTGAGCCTCGGGGTTCAGCATGTCCCTGACTTCATCGAGGGTGACCTCGGGGTTGCACTTATCCAATCCGCCCCAAACGAGGACAGGGAAGTCTTTCCCCGACGACAGGCTCTGCCAGTCGGCGATACGCTTGATGTCCTTGCCGATGGCTGCTTCAACCTTGGCGATAGCCTTGTAGGTGTAAACGAGCGTCCACTTACGTGGCTCTGTGCCATCTTCGGCGTCGAGATAGATTGTGAAGTGTGGGGTTACGCGCATCTTGAGTTCGTTCATGACTTGCCTCCCGACGCCGCGATGACGGTGTATGACTTCGAGTCATCGGACTTGCTCCCCAAATCCGCAAGCTGCTCGGGAGTTAATTCCTTGGCTTGACTGTAGGGAAGCGATAAGGCGCGACCGCTCAAGACGACTTTGACGAGAAGTCGTTGGTTGCGTTCAATCTTTTGAAGTACGTCGAGGATTTGTTCCTGTGTATCCATACTGCTTACTCCTTGTTACCTGTTGCGTGTTACAGGAGACGGGGCTTTCGCCCCGCCATGTCTTAGATGAATACCTTCGGGCCGCTGACCTTGATTTTGATGTCAAGGCGTGCTGGCTTCTCCATCGGCCAACTTACCGTCATCGACTCGACAATGCCGGTGGCTGTCATGCTATTGCTGGAGCCGTAGAGCACCTTGCATTGAACCGCGATACCAGCCAGACGGATTGCCTCTAACGCGACCTGCGAAACTTCGCCCGGATAGTAGAACGCCTTAATATCAATGGTTCCGGGGTCTTGGGTTGAACCAATGAAGGTGTCCACACCATTAAGCGATGCCATGGTCGTGGTCTTCTCTGTAGCAACCTTGTCGCCGCTCTGGGTAATTGAATCGACACCGGCGAGGGTGGTGAAAATTGTGGGACTGAGGACGGAGGCGAATTCGAATGAGTCTCCGATTCCAATGATGGGTTGACCTGACATGGGTTTTTCCTTTATGCCCGATTGGGCTGTTACTTTCCGCCTTGGGCGGAAACTTGTTGGTTCCAATTCTTTAGATATGCTTTCGCCTTAGCTAACATCTCAGCATCTTCAAGAATCCAAATAGACTCATTGCAAATCGCGCATAAAGCACCGCGCCATTGTCCGGTTATGTGGTTGTGGTCAAGGTGCGTTCCTCTTGACGAGTAAAAGACTCTTTCACAGATGGCACATTTTCCATCTTGTATAAGCTTCTGTTGTTCGAAGTGAGTCTGGGCTCCCTTACCGTAAGCCTTATCCCTATGCTTCGCGTTCTGCTTTCGCTCCCCCTCTTTACTTTTCTCGGGGTTAGCTGCTTTCCAATTGCGATTAGCCTGCCTTGCTTCCTTTTTGTGGGATTCCCGCCACTTGGTAGTTCTGACTCTAAGCTCGTCCCTGTGTCTCTCGCGGTACGCTTTCTGTATCTCTGCTTGTGACTTTGCCATCTACTCTAATACTCACTTACTGTTTATTTTTCTTAGGCTTAACTGCCGCTTTCGGCTTGATAGCCTCAAAAAACTCGGCGGGTAACTCGTCCTTGGGAACGGACGGAAACTGACGGTGAGAACCCAACTGAGTGGGGTGACACACGCTGGTATCATGGGCACGGGCTACTAACAACTGCCCACCGTCGATGCTATCTAATTGGTTCGCGTGCAATGCTTCCCACTTATGTTGTTCGTCCGTCTGCCCACGCTTTTTCTTCAGTGGCCGACCGCGATGGAGGCTTTTAATTCCACCCCGGCACAGAATGTGACTTACCCGGCTCTGGGTTGTTTGAAACTCACGGGCGATTTCACCCTGAAACATGGTGGGGTTCAGGATAGCGAAGGCGATAATTGCCTCGTAACATATCTTGCGTTTGCGGCCACGGGTGCCCATCATGCACTCACCACATAGAAAGCTCTCTTAGGCTTGACTTGGTTTTCCGGGTCTGTAGCTCGGGCGAGAGCCATGATGAGGGAGGCACAGCCGTCTATCTTCTCCCGCTTCCTATCACGGGCTGGCTTGATAAAGGATGTACCCTTCTGGACATTCCACCTGAGGTTACTCATCTGCCAACGCATGGTCGGGTTATCTGAGTGAACAAACTCCTTGCGTAAAACCATCCTCATCAACCCCTGACACGGGGCGTTCATTTTCATGTGGGATTGTGGGAAGCTCACCAGCTTGTTCATGGCGAAGCCGGACTCACCCAACATACGGATGAGTTCGGATGACCAAGCATCGTCGTAAGCAATCTCTTTGAGGTCGAATTGCTTGCTTATGTCGGTGAGTTGGTCGGAGATGAAACGGACATCGGTCAGGTTACCCGGAGTCGGAGTGATGAAACCGTCCTTTGCCCATAGGTCATAGGGCACATGGTCACGTTTTGAGCGGTCTTGGATGTTATCCGCAGGGCACCAGAAATACTCGATAATTGACCACTTTTCACCCGTTTTAGTCGGTGGAAACAGCAAAACAAGGGCAGAAGTATCAATTTTTGGCGCTAAATCCACGGCTCCAAAACAGACTTTTCCTATCAATGATTCGATAAGTGAGCGCCGTAAACGCTTGCGGTCGGGATGAGTTGATAAGTCTTCGGAGCTACATTCGTCCCATTGCTCAATTTCTATGGCCGGGTCACTGACTTCATCCGTCCAAATGTTTAATCTGTATCTTTTGTACTCGCCCATTGCCGTTGGTTTTCCCAACGCCTCACGATATTGGTTCTGGAGAGCGGTAAGTGGGAGTATTGTGCCCAACGATGGGTTGGGCTTTGACCAGTTACGCTCGTCCTTGATGTCATCCTTGGGGTCTAAGCTGAAGATGAACGGGCAGACTTCATCGTCTTCTATCATTCCATCGAGGATTCTGGTTCCGTACTCGTGCTCTCCCCAACACAAGGTTGACTTATTCGCCGACGCACCGGCTGTGGTGATACAAACCAACATCGGCTGCTTGCGGGTACCGTTCCGGGGCTGACTCCGGTTCGGCACTCAGAGGTTAATATCTGTAATTCACTTTCGCCCGAATCTCGTCACGCCACCAGCCGTCGCCCCACAATCCCGCATAGACTTCCATCTCCAATGCGGTACCGGGCGAACCTCCAAGCGAGTAATCGGATATATGACCGCCGAACGGGTGAATGTAAGACCGCGTCAGGTTGGCTTCATATATTAACCATTCCGGGCGTCCCGCGTCCTCGTACAGCTTGTGTTTGCGAAGTATGAGGTTCCACTTGGCGGAGCCATCAGTGGCAGCTATCCGGGCATCCTTGACGGCTGCGTGCCGTAGTCGCTGCGTGATGATGTCTCGCTTGGCTACGCAGGCGCGGCACGGAAGGCTGGTAAGCTTCGGAGGGAATTTGGCCGGGTCTGTCTCGCCGCATTTCGGGCAGCATCGAATACTTGTGTCTCGCTTTGGTGTCCACTGATTCGGCATACATACACCAATACCGAGTTAGGCAGACTTCTTCGCCAAGAATAACGACAAACCACTGGCTTTGGGTTTTTCAACACTGACGCGGGAGCGGTCGGCGGGGTTCATCGCGAATTTGCTGGATAGGGTAATCATCTGGCTGGTCTCGGCACAGAGGAGGGTCTCGTTGGCGTAGAACCGGGCGGCAAGCTTAACTAACACGGCGAACAGAAGACGGTCTGACTCCTTCAAAACTCCGGGACAGGCTTGCTTGACCAATTCCTTCCAAACCTTTTTCTGTTCCTTGGTGAATGCGGTCGGAGCTATCCCGATAGGGCGGTCGTCAACGGGCTCATTCGGGCGTAGACGTGATGGCTTGCCGATGAAGGCTCCCTTACCGGCGAGAATCGAGGTTGGAGTTAGGTTGCGTCCCATAAACAACGGTTAAGAATCTGAAAGCTTTAGCTCATAATAACGTCTACACGTGGAAAACCCGTCGGCGTCGGGCTCCGCTAAGTCCTTTAGAACAGATCGGAGACCCCACGGGGGTATGAGCGAACGGCACCCACGACCACCGCCGCCCACCAGTCTTCAAAGACTGTGATGTCATCAACTTATGTGTTCTCTTCTATGAAGCGTTGCTTCAATCGACGCTTGCATTCATCCTCATCGGTCGTCATAACAACTATCGTTGCACCAGCGTCTCGCATCATCGACACAATGGCTGAGGTTTCGTTACTCACAATGAGCCAGCAATGGTTGCTTGAGTATCGCGTTGCTTCTATCCAACGGTCGCGGTCGGCCAGCACGGAACCTATCGCACCGGGCAACCCTTGGTGCATAGGCAAGCCGGTAATAACGTTCATGGTAACGTCGTAGCACCACGTTAGGTCGTGAGGTGCGGCGTGGGTAGCAACATACGTTGTCTTGCCACTGCCTGCTTGACCACACACAACGGTTGTGTTCGTTCTGTCACCAAGTTGTTCAACAGTTAGTTGTGTGCCTTTACGACCACACCAACCAGACTCGTGTGTTGTCTTGACGCTGTGACACGCATGACATAGGCCCTGCAAACGGTCTTTGTTGTAAAACTCGTCAATGCCAAAGTTATCCAGAACCAACCTTGCTGTCAGGATGTGGTCACATTCCGTCGCTGCCTCGTGGCCGCAAGATTGACAAAGAACATCACGGCGTAACACAACCATTCGAACGTTCTGCCAACGCTTACACCTGTACAAGGCTCTGGTAGGATCGCCAGCACGGAAACGGTCGTAATTCCGTTTGCTGTCGTTCTGAGCGTCTTTGTGAGCCTCACAGTAGCCGTTTGCTGTAGCTCTTGAGTTACAACTTTGACTTCGACAAATTCCACCGGGGCTACTTGGCATATTACACGTCTCTCCGACCACGTAGTCGTGGTTCCATCAG